TAACCGACAGCAGCCAAAGGGCATCAACAATCCCTTTAATCAGGCTAGCGCATACACTACCCCAGAAGGGTTCAAGTTTGCTCACTGGCGCTGGGTGCAGAACAAGACAGAAGAGTACGGACTTGTACAGGCTCCTAGCTACAGCAATCCGTACCTTCCAGATGGATACCTTGACAGTCTTCGAGAGTCCTACCCGTCAGCACTGGCTGATGCCTACATCGAAGGCAAGTTTGTCAACTTAACTAGCGGTACAGTCTACTCGTCATTTGACCGAGGCCGCTGCCACAGCAATGAGAAGATCGAGGCAGGAGAACGGCTGTATGTGGGTATGGACTTCAACGTCGGAAAGATGGCTGCTGTCATATATGTTAGACGCGGCGAATCACTCCACGCAGTCGAAGAGATCGTTGATGCTTACGATACTCCGATGGTTGTTGAAACGCTTAAATCGCGTTATCCAGAACATACCATCGCTGTCTACCCAGACGCTTCGGGAACTAGCCGCAAAACAGTCAACGCCTCCCAGTCCGACATAGCCCTTCTGCAACAGGCGGGATTCTCAGTTCGGGCTAACAAGAAGAACCCTGCTGTCAAGGATCGCATTATCAGCGCCAACACAGGTTTTGAGCAGGGTTACATTTTCGTAAACAGCAAGCGGTGTCCAGAGTTCACCCGTTGTCTAGAGCAACAGGCATACGATAAGAACGGCGAGCCGGATAAGACCAGCGGCCACGATCACATGAACGACGCAGGCACTTACGTCATTGCCTACGAGATGCCAGTTAGAAAACCAATCAGCGACGTATCAATTAAGTTCGCTATCTAGGGTTAAGAAGAATATATGTCAGTTAAAACACTACATCCTGATTATCAGACTTTTTCTCCTAAGTGGCGATTGGTGCGTGATGCTGTTGAGGGCGAGAGCGCAATTAAGCGTGTTCCGAATCGCTACCTGCCTGAGTTCATCCCGAACGACCCAGAGCGGTTTGATCGCTATGTACGTCGGGCTTACTTCCTAGGGGTAACTGGGCGTACTAAGGCAGCCCTCAGTGGCATGGTCTTCCGTAAAGACCCGATGTACGAGATGCCTCCAGAGATGGAGGACATGCTGCTGTTCAATGCAGATGGCGCAGGCACTAGCCTAGAGCACATCAGCAAGGAAGCGGTCAGCGGTGTGATGGACACAGGGCGTCACGCAATCCTTGTTGACTACCCAACCATTGATGACTCTATTGACTTTGAGACAGAGCAGAACATTGGCGCACGGCCCTTGATCCTCAGTTATCACGCTGAATCTTTCATCAACTGGAAGTACGAGAAGATCAACGGACGTCGCGTACTCACATTGGCGGTGCTCGTAGAGTTGGTACAGGATGAGAATAACACCAACGAATTCGACCACGATGTTGTCAAGAACTACCGGGTTCTCCGGCTTAGAGATGGCGTATATACGCAGCAGTTGTACGATGATGGTGGAAAAGCTAAGAGCGAAGAGTTCGTGCCTCGTATGGCAGGCGGTACGCCGTTTGACCACATTCCTCTGTATGTCATCGGTAGCGAGAACAACCTACCGGATATTGACGACGCGCCACTTTACGATCTAGCGGTGCTTAACATCGCACACTATCGTAACAATGCTGATCTTGAAGAGGCAGGCTTTATCTCTGGCCAGCCCACTCTGCATCTTAACATTGGTGATACTAACCCCGAGACGTTTGTAGAGCAGAATCCGAATGGTGTCCAGCTAGGCAGCCGTAGGGGGATCATTACCCAGAATGGCAGTGTCGAACTTGTACAGCCAGAAGAGCGCAGCCTTTTAGTCAAGCTCAAGGAAGTCAAAGAACAAGAGATGGTCGGCATCGGCGCTAGGATCATCCAGCGCGGTGGCCCCGGAGAGACAGCAGAGGCTGCACGGATCAATGCCAGTGCAGAGAGCAGCACCCTAGATCAGGTGGTCAACAACACCTCATACGGCTTCACAGGCGCTCTGATGGATGCAGCCCGATTCATGGGCATCCAGAACGTAGAAGAGATCAAGTACGATCTTAACACTGACTTCTTCGAGCAGAGCCTTGATGCACAGCAGCTAATGGCGCTGATTCAGCTAGGTGATGTAGGCGTTATCTCTCGGTCTATCCAGCGAGACAGTATCCGCAAGGGACGCATCCACATCCCCGAAGAGATGGAAGATCAGGACATTGATGGGGAAAACGCTGACCAGCCGATTATCTAGCCATGTCTGCTGATGACTTTCTAGCAGACGCCGCAACCCGGCGACAGATCATGGTGCAAAGGGCAGGTCGAGGCATCTCCCGAGAGCTTGATGAAGTGCTTGAGCAGCTAAGGGTTGACATCAATAACCGCATTGCTGAAGTACCGACAGAGTTCCAGAGAAAGCGCTTAGGCACTGTACTGGCATCAGTTGAGTCAATCCTGCAAGGTGGCAGAGAAAATATATCACAGCGTCTTACAGAGCGTCTGAGCGAGTTTACTCAAGGAGAAATTGAGTTCCAGAAGGAAACGCTGGATCAAGTGTTGAATGTAGAGACAACTGTTCCTCCTAGAGAAAAAGTCCAAGCTGCAGTCACTTCAACACCCGCAGAGATGTTGATTGGCACCACCAAGCAGACAATGACGGTCAACCAGTTAGTTGAGACTTTTAGCAAGAGCAACACGAAAGAGATTAAGAATCTCATCTCGGCTGGGTTCATTGCTGGCGACACGACAGATCAAATCACCGCTAGAGTCAGTCAGAAGGTGCGGGGTCGCACAAGGGCACAGGCAAGGGCTATGGTTCAGACATCTGTGAACCATACAGCCGGAGTAGCCAGAAGCCAATTTGCCCAAGAGAATAAAGACAAGATCGGTGGTGAGAAATTTTTAGCCACACTCGACGCGAGGACTACCCCCACTTGCTCAGGGCTAGACGGACAGATATTTGAAGTAGGCATAGGGCCAAAGCCACCACTGCATTACAACTGCCGTTCATTGCGAGTAGCAGTGCCGCGCGAAGGTTCAGTCCTATCAGGGATGGAAGGAAGCAGGCCAGCCGTAGGCGCAGATGGCGTAGAGCAGGTTACTAGCAACAAGACTTTCAGTGGGTGGCTTCGAGGGCAGCCCGCAGACTTCAAGCGAGAGTTCTTTCGCAAGTACCGAGACGGTGAAGCGAAGTACGAACTGTTTGAACAGGGCGGTCTTGATGCAAGGGATTTTATTGATGCAGACGGCGCTGAGATCAGTTTGCAAGAACTAAGAGACCAGAATCCGTTGGCTTGGCAGGCAGCCGATCCAACAGACTAACCCGGCCCGAGGTCGGAAATCAACAGTAAGCTAGGGGCTTATAGATATGGCAGAAGAAGAGAGCATTCAGCAGCAGGCTGAGGATCAGGTCAAGCAGGACATTGAAGAGTCTGGCAAGACCTACACGCAGGAAGAAGTCCAGAAGATGATTGATGAGCAAGTCTCTGGGCTGAAGAACAAGGTAGACGAACTTCTAGGCGAGAAGAAGTCTGCTACTCAGAAGGCTAAAGAGCTAGAAGAGCAGCAGAAGCAACAGGAAGAAGAGCGTCTAAAGGAAAAGGAGCAGTTCCGAGAGCTGTACGAGCGCGAGCAGGAAGCGAAGCGGGAACTACAGGAGAAGTACGAAGAGTTCCAGCATCGCATCCAGTCACAGACGATTCAGAGCGAGGCAGTCAAGCTGGCTTCTGAACTAACCCGCGACACGGCTCGCGGAGAGCTGCTACAAGAGAAAGCATCACAGTACGCCAAGTATTCAGAGGACGGAGTTACTTTTGAACTAGGCGGTGTGCCGGTGGACAAGGAGAAAATCCTGACTCACCTTAGAGAGAAATACCCATTCCTAGTCGATGGGAGTGGGGCGACAGGCGGCGGAGCCGCAGGTCAACAGAACGGCGGGGCCGTAAGCACTACGAAATCATTTTCCGAAATGACGGGCGCAGAACTCAGTTCCCTACGGGCGGAAAACCCGAGTGAGTATCAGCGTCTTCGAGATGAGTTTTACGGCCAATAATAGGAGACTTTCATAATGGCTACTACTCGACTAAGCGACATCATTGATGTCACAGTATTCCGGGACCTTCCCCCGGTAAATGGCCCAGAAAAGACGGCTTTCTACGACAGCGGTGTTGTTACTCGTAACGCCC